CGTTTATAGCGTCCAGCTTGACAAATGCCACCTGTAGGTATCGATCCCACACCGTCCTTGTAATGAATAAGAAGATAACCATCCGACTATCGGACCGATGATGATGAGTCATCAGTAAAGTAGGTGTCAGACGATAAACGTCCGCCGTGGAAGTGGCTTAAAATGATTGTGTCTATGCGTAGACGTTCCGCTTCTGTAAAGTGGAAGAAAGACCCGAATTGGGTGATACCGCCTGTGGGTTTTGATCCGACGACCTCCAAGTTATGAGCCTGGCGCTCTGCCCCTGAGCTAAGGCGGTAAAATACGCGACTCGCGACTCGCGTTGTGCTGCGTTTATAGCGTCCAGCTTGACAATACCGGCGATAGGGTTTGATCCTATGTCTCGGCTGGAGCGACCACCGCGAGTTGCCACTACTCCACACCGGTAAAACCAATTATCTTAGAATGAAATGATGCTGCTACTAATGCGTTTATAGCGTGGCAATTTCTTTAAAACTGCCTAAGTGGTAAATACCGGTGACCCGTTTCGATCAGGTGTCCTCGGAGTTATGAGCCCCGCGCGCTTCCTCTGCGCCACACCGGTAAAATAATGATGATGATGTTGTTGACAGTGAGTTTCGATCTCACGACATTCCGAATAAATTGTCAGAATTCTTCCGCTGATATATGCCCAACACCAGCTGCGTTTTATGTCCAGCTCGACAAGCCATTTCTTCAAAACGGCTAAAGAACCCCGGGGGTAATACCGGCGGTAGGTTTCGATCCTACGACCTTCCGCTTATAAGGCGATAATCATTCGTAGATCGGACCACATCCTTACGGAAGTAGTAAAAATGGGTAACAAACGATGTGTTAGACGCTCTGCCGCTGAGCTACACCGGTATAAAAAATCCAAGACATAGAGCAATCTACTTCATTTCATAGACACCGACAAATCAATTAAATTATCGATAATCATCACATGCGGACCAACACACAGAGAAAATCTATGAACGGTCAAAAGTTGTGACGAAAGGGGTTTGATTTGTTCTAATGTAAAAAATTACGTGTAAAATGCGATTCTTGGAATGAATGGAGGGTGAAAAGGCGACCATCGCCCCTTCACATACTATACAAAGAAAATATCTTTAAGTTCTTTTCGATGAACAATCCGCGCCGCAATTTTCCCTAAATATTCTATTCAATAATATCCTCTATATCCTTTACTTCACTACATATCCTAAATTTATGGTACCATCGTTTTGAAACAAGAGGCAACACCTCAAGCTGAACTAGCTTAAAACTAGTATCTAATAATCCAATCGCCATCTGTTCCTCTTGCCCCTTTAACGTTAGTGAAAATACGGACTTGAGAATAAAATGCAACAGCAGCATAACATGCTCCCGTGATATATGAAAACGATACACTTTACCATGATTAATATCGTTAAATGACTTGATAATAAAATAGACAAGTTGATTGAATTGCGGTGCGTCATTAATATCGATGACTCCATCTGCTAATATTTTGTTGAATCCTGTTTCAAGTATAAAATTCAGCTTGTCGCGTATTCCGTCCTCACAAACATACTTCTTAATACACTCTAATTGGTATTTATTAAGATGGTCCTTGAATTCATCGAATATGCGTTCGATCTGGTTTAATGCTAAAGTTTGTTCTTTGAGAATTGCGTTTAATTTCGTACGCAGGAATGGTATTGCGAATATCAAATTGAAAGTTATATCCTTTACAAAGTGAAACAAAGAAAGTTTCGTTTTTTTGATATAAGGATCGTCGTCATCATAATCAATCGCGCTATCTTTATCCTCTTCTTCAATAATTACTTTTTTGTTTATGGCGTTGCTACGAGATTTATTAGTCTTTTTGGCGGTTCCAGTCGGAAAACCGACTTGCGTCGGCAATCGCGAAGTCAGCGTACTAGAAGAAGACGACGACGAAGCTGCATGTATTATCGCGGGCGGTGTCGTTGCATGTATAGGAGATTGTACTGATACATCTGTTTGTTTTGTCGATACAGACGGCGTTTTTTGTTTTTGACTTGCAATATGGTTCATTACATCTGTCATCGCAGTATGATTGATTGATTTGATAAAATTAACCGCAGTTGGATTCGGTGCCGTCGCTGGTGCCGGTGGTGGTTGTGATGGTGGCCTGGGCGGAGGTATATCAAAATCAGGTATGTCAAATACATCAGTTACAATCAGCTGCTGCTGATTCTGCTGCTGCTGATTCTGCTGCTGCTGATTCTGTAGCTGCGGTTGATGTAAATTATGATGTACTAAATCTGCGCTAACATATACGGATTGTTGTGAGTTCATTTTCCTATATATCTTCTATTTTATTTTTGTTTATTCGCCTTCGGCCTCAATATATTCTGCTGCGGAGCCTCCTTGACCTTGAGGCTCTTCCGCACCTTTCATCGAGGTAAATACACGTTTCTTATGTTTAATATTCCCTAATTTGAATGCGCGAATATAGTCTTCGAGAGAAATACGCGTATCATCATCCGTACGAATACTATCCTGCAAGTCCGGTGAAACAAAGTCTAACGGTATTTTTAAAAGCGACTGTTCATTCGCCTTTATTTCAATCAATCCGAAACGTGAAGGAACATCCTGTGTTATCTGAAATGGTTGAATGAAAAAATAACTCTCGGTCATCTCATCTCCGTATAATACCATATAATTCTTTCCGTTTTCGCTTAATAATGTCTGTGATACAAAAACCATCGGGATTTTAAAATGCAAAGCAAGAATCCATAAGTCGATGTTGGTTAAAAAGTAGTTTTCACTCTGGATGATTTGCGCCAACGTTGCACGGCCTTCATTAATAATATCAGCATACTGTTTCATACCGTATCCATTCAATATCATCGTTAGTTTCTTTTCTAACCCAAGTCCAGCCAATTTAGTGTATTCAGTTACAAGTATTTGCTTTATTCTCGGTATCGTCATGTTGGCTAATTCATCCACATGCTGGGTGCGGCAATTATCACACATGAAATAGTTACACTGATGACATGCGAACTCTTCTTGATCTAGTCCGATATTTGTTCGACATTTTTCACATACTTCAGGTTCTCCATTCGTTGATAACAATCGACTTTTAGGAACACATGTATGACCACTTGGACATTTTGATGCGGTCTGTGCAACACTACGCAACATCGTCAAAATAATATCAAACGAACATTCTTTACTTTCATTCGAAAAAATGATTTCATACGTATTCACTTTTGGAAAAAACGTATTTCGCAGTTTTATCGTTACTTTACGTTTTGATACTTGCTGGCAAAAATCTAACATATGATTGATTTCGTTGATATGAAACGACTCCGGTATATGTGCGGCCGCTTCTCCTCCCGCTGCACCCTTCGGTCCTGTCTCCATGATCTCTAGGTATCTGTCGGCATATTCTTTTTGATATACTGGATCATAATGTTGAATACCGTGACTACCTGCACTACTGGGCGCCACCGTATAAAAATTCGTCTGATGAACGTACGGGTTGGCATCCGCTGGTTCCATATTTTCAAAATACTCTTGCGTGATGAATGTTTCTAACAGGATGATTTCATTATCTCGAAGATCGTATTTGATATCTTGAAACGAGAGATATTTCATAGGTTCAAACATGAACAACTTCACGCGTTCATAACGTATCATTTCGTCTGCCAGTTTTCCGAAATACGCGATTTCATTATCAATATCTGGAAACATGAGGTTGCGCTGTGGAAGAAGTAATTTACACATTCCGCCTGATTCTTTAAGACAGTAGCTCTTTTTTCCACATGTTTCTGCGTCACTTGTTATACACCCCGAAATTTCACCCACCATTTTTAAGGTGTCTTTCTTATATCGAATAAATGAAATATGTTTCGACAGCATTCGTTTCATATGCGCGATGATTTGCGAGAGTTTATTGGTATATATCACGAATGGTGATGCAATAATTTTCTCAATATCATCTTTTGCCGATTTATTATCGGGTCGGTTTAATACACTACGTGCAGTGTTTCGAAATACGTTGTAAAAATTCGTCTCTAGTCGAATATTGCGGACATATCTCTCGCGCGTCTTATCCATCATTTCAGATTTCGGCGTATTTGCAACGACTTCATCCGCAACGAGATGATTACTTTCTGTGATTGTCGGTAGTTCATCGTTCTGGTTAAGTTGTGGGTCTTTATCAACATTCACTTGGAGGAACTGGTTTGTTTCTGTAATAACACCAACAATAAGACCATCTTCTACGACTTTTACTTTTGCGCGACAGAAAAGTTCCTTCTTCGTTGTTTTCCTGACATGGCGCTCGACTTCTTTAAGAAATTCGACGGTTTCATGATAACTCATTTGCCACAATTCGTCTTCATTCATAATAACCATGGCAGGTGCAGGGGGCGCATTAGCATCGCCCATAGAGTGGGCTGTGAGAGGCGCAGAAACCGCGGTGGGGATAACCCCTTTCCAATATTTACGGTCATATTGTTTTTTACTAACAGCCGGCTGATCATTCTTGATTGATTTCGCAATCGTTTGAGAGATTTGCAACCCGATTACTTTGCCGTTATAATTCATAACTTGGGCGTCGATTTGGAATCCGGCATCTCTCACAGTCTTTGCGACAACCCGCGCCGGTTGGTTCATCTTGTATTTATACTCACGTGGCTGACTTGCATGAAGACGGCAATATGAAAAATAAACGTCGCGAACGGTTTCAATAATGTGTTTGATTTTGGGCATTAATGTCTTACTCTTTAATGCAAAACGTCCGAGCACGCTGAATTTACCGTTGGCCTTACTTTCAAATAGATAAATAGGTTCGTAATACACATCGCGTTTCATGATAATAATTGTTTTACGATTGATATCAAACACTTCGCCGGAATATGCATTCGTTGGGCAAATCACCTGAACATTATTTGTAATATCATCATCTGGAATATGAAGTAATATGATATTATTACCGTGTTTGAATAATTTATCGTTGGGTCGAGAGATGATATCCCATAAGTAAGTATGGTCGATAATTGACGCGTCATCATCAAGATACGCGATGAAGTTTTCATACGCGTTACATATCCTTATGAAAGTTTCTTTGGGGAGTGTTCGAGAGATTGCGGATGCGGCGTATTTACTCTCGGCCTCTAAGAGTTCCTTCGCGGAATTGTAGAATGATTCAACTAATGTTCCGTTTTGTAGGGTTATGAACATGTCTATGTCGAGAGATTGAATAATAAGATTTCTCATCTCTCGAATTGTTGGTATATATGATGTTGAATCCTGGAACGTTGCTACAGAACTTTTAGCGGCAGCGGAGGCAGCAGGTGTTGTCGCGCGTGGTGTAGCTGCGGCGGCAACAGCGGCAGCAGATGGACGTGGCGTCATGACAACCGGTGTTTCGTCTTCATCTGAATAATATTCATTACCTACTTCGGCCGACGTACTGGCAGCTTGTGGAATTGGGGTGGCGGCGGCAGCTGCGCCTTGTTCTGCAATTTTTGAAATCTTCATTGCATTCTTTTGTATTTTATCTGTAACATTTCTTAAAATCTGGTCTTTTATGTTCATTGATGGTAAGACGATTGGATCTAATTCGGAAGCATTTGCTGAGGCCTGTGCAGGTGCCTGAGGTTGCGGCGGAGGCGGAGGAGGAGGAGGCATATTCATCACCGTAGCGGATGTTTTTTCAACGCCAGTACTCTCTTTATAATAATATGCAATCGCCGATACAAACGATTGACGGTCATTCGTTTCAACGCCTCGTCGTATCAAACATGGTGTATCTTTTTTTACCGATGCATTTTTAAGACTTACTTGACAATTCCGGTTGTCCGTGAATAAAAACTTTTGAAGTTGTGTAGGTAAATACCCCAAACGGTTATTCTCAAGTGGGAATTTGTCTGAACTTAAAATACGTTCATCTTTCATTTCATTCAATTTTACAGGTTCAGATGACGGTGGCGGTTGAAATTGTGAAATAGCTGCTGCAGCTGCTACTCCCCCGGCTGCAGCTCCAGGTGTCATCGCAAGTGGCGTTTGTTGTTCTTCTGAAGAAGCCGAAGTCGCCTTTGATTGCATTTGAACCGATTCAAATTTCTTGCTTTCACATTCTTGACGCCGTGCTGTCTGCGATGGTTTATCCCATTGTGCGAAACAACAAGGAACGCATAATCCCTTCGGATGCGCGTCCTTCTTCAAAAACCCCGGATAATGTTGCTTATAATTTCCTTTTTCATCCACGTGATACTTGTCATCTGTGAATTCGAATATATTTGCACCAGGCGGGATTTTTTTGGCCTTTTGTGGAATGACCGCGCCATATTTACCCGATTTTACTTCTTCTTCAGTCAAACTCGTATTATGTTTTAAACTCCAATACCGCGGACAAATATAATGGTACTGCTTGCTTGCATCCGAACCGTAGGTTATACTATGTGAATACGAACCCGGGTGTTCTTTGTCAATTTGCGATTTTTCTTCATTCGTTAAAATCACGGGTTGGCGGCGCACGTTCCACGGGCAACTACGCGAGTAAGCGTTGAACTTCCCAACATCCTCGTTCAAATGAATAATAGGGTCTCGTTCTTGGATACGTTTGGAAAAGGGGTTTGGGTTGGCCAACTCCATTCCGGTGATGTCCGAGAGATCTTCTTCTTGATCCGAACCGGTAGAATGACCGCGTGCTACAGCTGCAGCGCCTCCGCCTCCGCCTCCTTGCGCACTACCCCCCTCACCATCACCGCCATCCTCATCCTCCTCGTCATCTCCTTGCAATAAATCAAACAAATCGATTTCTTCTTCATTCTTCTCATCTACTTCAAACCCAAAAATGGGTTCAGCAGGAGCAGCAGCAGAAGCACCGGCGATAGCCGCGGTAGCGGGTCTCTTTACAACCGGAACGATCTCTTCCATTAAGTCTATCGACTCTTCTTTATCCGACGGATGAATATCGCCGATCACTGCTTCAGGACGCACGTTGGATGCAAAACTGTCGATGGTTGAAGCATCTTCAGCTGCAGTGACAGCGGCGGAAGACGCAGGCGCGCTACTTAATAACGTCGTCTTCGCATCAGAAACCGGTGCCAACGTTGTATTCGAACACAATTCGGATATTTTTTCATAAGGAATATTGGTTGAACTTGGATTTTGATAGATACGAATAATAGAGTCAATATATGCATGTAATGGCGTCAAGAATAATATATTGTTAATATTCGTTATTTCTATCGTAATAATATTATTAAACGCCCCCTTCGTGATTTTTGTTAGGAAACCCGGGTTATTTTTAATGCGAATATTACCGCCGCGAAACCGTGAAAATTGCTGGGTTTGCAACGATGATAAAATCGATGATAGTTTTCCGCGCGCGTCTTGCTCCGACATCATATAGTTATCTTTCAAACCGTCGATAATATCCCGGTCACTTTGTCTCTTGTTCATCATTTCGATGATATATGCATCTTGACTCGACATGTCATTATAATTACTCACCCGTTTATAACGGAGTACAATTCCCTTCTTTAAACTCCCCTCTACTTCATTAAATGCGCTTGAAATACATTTAATCATCTGTTTGATTTCAATATTACGCGTGATTGGCATTTGCGCAAAATATTCCAGGTTAATGAGTTCAATTTGCGGATGGTGCAATTTGGTAAATAAGTTCATTTGAAAACCGCCTTGTTCAACATGTTCTTTGATTACGCGAAGAACCGGATTTACAGTGGCGCCGATAATCTCTTCTATTTCCTTCGTCGTAAATGAATATTTCACGAATAATTTCACATAAATAGAACCATCAGGGTAAAACTCACATAACACGGGTATCGGTAAATGTGTCGCTTTATGGTCGGGGATTTCTGGATTTGAATAAATGTAATTAATATAAATCGCAACACTCTTTTTTCGTGAAGTCGTTTTAATGAGACGAAATATATCTCCCTTGGGAAGATACGGAATTTTACGTCCGCTGCGACTGACGCCCGAAATAAACAGCTTGTAAATATTATCGCGTTTCTTGCCTGGATTATGTTTGATATAAGGGATTGAGTCTGAGCAGTGAATTAGCTTGAAGACCGCGTCGAGAGATTGATTGTATGGTGTTTCCGGATGTATCATAAACTCGACACCTCGAATACCATTATCGAGGTAGTTGTGTTCGATTGTTCGTCTCTCGTAAATGTCGTATAGAAGTTTGATATTCGCAGTTTGTCTCATAAATCTCTCGTTCAATATCTTTTTATCCGCCTCAAATAGCTTGGCCCTGTGAAGCAATAACGTATTATGCGAATGGATTGACGCAATGTCGATTTCACCGGATGCCTCAGCGGAACCCTTTTCGACTGCTGTTCGAGGAGTATCATCACGAAATGCGGTGAGATAAGGAAAGTATAGCGAAATCATATATGATTCATAAATTGATTTCCCGAAAATGGATGCTTCCGGTTCCGGTGCGGCGGCGGCACCACCACCACCGCCGCCTGCACTTGCCTGTTCGCCTGGTGGTTGTAGTTCTGCCTCTTTTGCATATACTAATGCATCCTCTGCGCTTACCAAATAAATCGTATCGTTGATAAAAACACCATAATCGATTAATACCATCTTATTTGTCGTATTTACGATTTCACCCGCGTGGATTTCTAAAAATGGGTCGGCATTCATCGCGTCAAATGGATTTACCGCATAAGGATATTCGTATGAAGAAGCAATATTCAACTCTTGTCCCAACGCAACATTTATAATACGGGGATTCTCTTCTAATTTTAGGTTGGCGATGTTTGTATAGGTATAATTTCCACCGATTGGCGCGCCGAGTGATGATGGCTCGAGAGATGAACCTGTATTTTTTGAATGATTATCGATATTCAACAAGTAATTTTGAACCCGAACCGGTGTCATTTCAAGCTTTCCGTTGGATGTTATTTGGTCATGTGCCAACTGCGTGGTGATACGTTTTGCTTGCTTGCAAAATAGATATAACTCTGCATACGATAAACCGAGCTTGTCACGAGTTAGATAGAGAAACTTCTTTTTGATGCTTTCAATCGAATCATCTGGATAAATTCTCTCGGGAAGAAAGACAACCTTCATTTCACTTTGGTCGATCATGCGTAATTCATAATCACTAAATATCTTACGAAAATGTGGGTTATTAGGCTCTTGAATAAATATATCGTTAATATTTACGATTCGACCTTCGTGTGTCGTGAATTCCACATTTCCATAAAATACGTACAATACGTTATATTCTGGTGAAAGCGACGACGATGACGACGACGACTCTTCAGCAGACCGGACTACATCTGGCGAACGTATATGACATATTTTATAAATAGGAATATCTGACTCCAGGTTTTGTTCCATTATTATTATATGACTAGAAGATTATACTTTATTATGAAATTCTGTATAAAGAATAATCTATTTGTGGGATTTACGTCGCCCCAGTAATTTTGGATTTTTGCGAGTCACGTGTATTGAGAAACAATACGATATTAAACACATTTCTTTAGTATAATACATTACGATACGCATTAGTTCGTCGATGTCGCCTGCTCCTGAATTCAAATTAATTGTCGCTCTTTGCCGGGGTGGAGGTATCGGCTTACACGGAACACTTCCGTGGCCTAAACTGGATAGAGACCTTCGATTCTTCTCGCAAATTACGCGTTCGTCTGTATTTCCTTATAATAGCGCAGTAGTTATGGGTCGAAAGACCTGGGAAAGTATTCCTGCGAATGTCCAACCTCTACCCTTTCGGGACAATTTCGTTATTTCTACAACATATGACGCAGACATTATAGAACCCAAACCAGGTGTTACATTTATCAAAGATCTCTCAGATATGCATAATTACGCCCATAATTATGACGTGGTTTGGTTTATTGGTGGGGCGTCGATATATGAACAAGTTCTTACACCGTCATCAATCACCGGCGCGATGTTATTTCCCATAGACGATATTATTATTACATTTGTTGATGAAAGTTATGAACATGATACAGCGTTTCCATTAATGTATCAATACGAAAATATCGAAGAATGGCAGATGCTTCGTCATGAACCGATAAATCGTGCGATTTGGTGTTGGACTGACGTCAAGACAATTCCGTCATTTGTATCCTTTTTTACGGAAGGGGCGCAGAGCAATAATGTATATCGTGTTACGGATGTTGATTGCGATTTTGTAGCAAGTATAACGAGACCATCAGATGTTAAAGCGATTTTCGAGAGGCGGTCACCAAACACGAAATTCTTGCATTTGCATAGATTGATTGAGGTCTAGCGTGCGTTCGGCCGCACACCACCGGTTAGAGTAAGATTGTGTCGGGATTACGGCACAGTCATTCATTCCAACCCGTGGCGCGCGGCGGAACGCGCTACGCTTAATTATCAAAATGTGGGTTGTCATTAATCGTCATTCCGCAATACTCCTTCGGCTTGAGTTTATAGTCTTCCGGTGAATATACTTTGATTTTCTGTGCTTCGTCAATAAGGAACCGGAAATTGTTCCAGAATTCGTCTTTGTGTCCAACACTCTCCGTCATAATATGACTCAACTCATGCAGTGCAACGAATGTAAGCGTGTTTTCGTCGATGAGTTGATTACCATTCTTGGTCGTATTCACACAAAATGCAAGCTTCTCACCCTTATTCTCGCTATACGCGGTGTATTCACTTGTGGGGAGCGTCTCGCTCACTTTTTCAGGTCGGAAGTTTTTGACTAAACGTTTCACGTTATCGCGGTCGGGGTAGGTTTCGCCCATATGTTTTACGACCGTTCTCATTTTTTGGGTGACAGTGGCTAGAAGGTCCGCAGCCAGTTCCAGTTTGGCGCGTTCGCGAACGCAATACTTGTTTCCATCCACTTTCGAAACGATACATTTCAGCTGGAATGCATCCGATTCTTGGTAGATTTTAAGGCAAATTACGATAATAAATATAATGATGATATATCCGAAAACACTAGTTTTGAACATACGATATTAGGTATTTATTTATATAACGAGAGAATAGTTTTATTTTCGTCGGTTGTTGCGGCGGCGAGTTTTTTTCTTGTGTTTTCTTCTTTGGGTTTTACGTCGTTTATGCTGACGTTTTTTGGTTCGTTTGCGCGAACTGCCTCCGGGTGTTGTCGGCGTTCCCGGCCTTGAAGATCCCGCAGATGAGGAGGTATCGATTTCATTATGATGAACAATCGGTGGTGTATCGGGTATATATGGTGGAACCTCTATAGGCATACTTGGTAGGGTCATCGTATCAAGGCCTCTACAACTATGGTCTAATATTTCAACACAAGTCAACCCAGGAATAATAGCTCTAAGAATACAAATTATTCCTTCGAGTGTTATTTCTTTATCTGCAGTACGACGAAGATTAGCTAAAGCAGTTTCAGCCTGTTTAGCCAAGTTTGTATCTGTACATCTGTTTATAAGTCTCATTAGCATGTTAGAATTTCCAGCTTTGAACAGATCACACGATTTGAATGTACGCCTCGCTTCTGGTGTAGCGCGATCGTCAAACGGATCTACAATACAATTCAGAATTTCCTGAGTTTGTAATGTTTGTAACAATTCATCAGTTACTCCTTTACGCTGATTCTTTTTGTCAATACATTCAAAATTTGATACGTTTTTTTTTATAGAAAATGAAACAACGTCGGGGTCGGGGTCGGGGTCGGGGTCGGTGTATGTTGTATCTACAATAAATACTCCATAATTAAAAGAGACAACATCTCCAGGAACAGCGAGACGAGCTGGATTTGATCTATGATCTTTATCTTCAAGGTCATCATAACGCGTAAATCGTTCATCTACAGCTGGCATAATATAATAATTACGTTGCTCGACTGGATTCCTTTCAACACGACCGCCATCGGGATATTTTATACCTGAAACTTCATTTAATTTTTGAACTTTTTGTTGTAATTCAAAAAAGTTGTCATGAATAGATTTGCTCGTGGATGGTATCGGCGGTTGGCCATTACGTAAAATATCACATATTACTGACGGTGTAAGTGTAAAGTTGGTCCAACCCGAATTTCCAATTTGGCTTGACAATCCTGCAGTATATTGAGTACCAATAGGCGAATACACATCTACTGTAACACCGCCATAATCTGGTGGTCCCGCCGTTTGCTCCCCTTTGCGTCTCAGAGTTGGTTTCTCTTTATCTTGAATTCCTCCATGTGCAGCAATATAAAGTAATGCTGTTTCACCTCCTCCTGCTGCCGCCATCCTATCTGTAAATATATATATACTATGACAAAATTTACTCCTTTACATTTGGAAACACCAACTTATCCACCGTCGTGCGAACACAGAACATCCGGTGCAATATAATCCCGATGATAAACAACACTACGAGAGATTTCCAAAATACGAACCTGAAGACCCTGGCGATTAGAAATGCTAGGATGACGGTCGCAGCGACATCCACTACTGCGACGTCGAAGATTCGGTAAGCATGCGCACCTTCTCTCGCACGTCCGAATATATCTTTATATTTACAGAGGTCGATGCCTAGAAATTTCATCAATGTACCTTGTTTATTGGCGATGGTTGTTAATATATATAATCGAGATGATATAATCGAGATGATATAATCGAGAGACTATATCTCACACTTCCAATTAGTGTCAGGCTTACTAATGAAATCCGGTGTGTATGTGTAATCAACCGTAAGCTCTTCGCCCGCATCGATGTTGCGCCCTGCAACAATCCACCATTCTCCGGTGGCTTTATCGGGTGTTGTCGAGAGATACGTATTGGGTATTATAGATCTTGCTGAAGAACCGTTTCCAGGACAGTGATTGATTTTACTTCCAATAGGAGTTACAGTCTCATTGGCATTAATAGCGACGAACAATCTCTCGCCTTTGACACGCCGACGCTTCGTAAATAATCCAAGACCCTGAATCTGACTCTCGCCGATGGTAAATTCCGGACTGTTCAATAGACCATGCTGATAATTCACGAGTCCAGGGACAACGACGTTTTGAATGATGACGAGTGATAGCACAATAACGACGAATAATAAAAGAAGTGTCGAGAGAATTGACATCGAAGGTTACAAACTAATATATACTAACACTATTTATCAGCATTATGTATCCTGTGTTACGTAATATTGTCATCAATTTTACGTAATTATATTTATCTGTCAATCCACCGCAGGATGGTGGTGTGCGGCCAAACGCACTACTGACCACCGCAACCCAACTCGAGAGGAGTGCGCATCAGATCAGGAGCAAAGGTGCTCTGGTTCCAGGGACCAACATTCAGCTGAGGGTTGGCCGGCTCCGAACGCAACTGAAGATTGGCATTCTTCATCGTATTGCCGATGGTGTCAATACCAGTCAAGAAGGTGGCTGAAAGAAGGTTCTGGCCCAGGAGGTCGCCGCTGCCAGAAGGGTTCAAGCTACCCCACTGGTTGTTGGTGTCACGAGGAAGAAGGTCAGACGGGTTGGCAACCGGGAGATTGGTAGCGCCGGCAGGAGGAGCACCACCTTGTCCGGTCATCGCATCCACAGAGGAATAACCATTCGCGCCAGTATCGGCGACAGGGGCTGCCTGCTTACCTCCTACGAGAGGAGCATTCGGCCGACCGTTGGCTTCGCCTTGAAGGGGTTCATAAGGGACAACGAACTTTTGGTCGGAATAGGTATAAACGGCATATACGAGAACAATCGCACCTAAAATCACAAGGATGTGATTTGCACGAAGTGTTTTCTCTAAATCAGACAAATAACTCATTCTTATATTTTAATTGTATATAAAATAAATGATAAAATAATGTAATCATATCTCAATTCTTGCTGTCATCTTCGGAAGTATCCGACCCATAATCATCTAAATCATCCAATAAATACTTTGCTTTTATCTCCTTTGCTTCTAAATACGCGCGCATAGCCGCTCTTTTCATTTCATGTGCTTTGTGTTTCGCGACCTTGTACATTTCATAAAGGACGTCCTTGTGTTTTTTTAAAGTTATTGTCGTTGATAGTTGCGAGGTCCGCGGTAGCGATGGCTGCGATGGCTGCGATGGCTGTGTTTGAGTATCAAACGTTGGTTCATTTACATCGATTGTATCTGATATATTCTTGAAATCGATATCCACTTCGGTGCATTCAAAATGTTTTAATTGCGGTTTGGGGGCGATGTATCGTTCAGTTTCATCGACCGGTTCGTCGTTGGGTGTATGGTTTTCTTTATTATTTGAAACTAGTCCTAAATATTCCTCACGTGTATTGCTTATTTCGGGTTCCGGTTCTTCTTTTGGGTGATTAGTCGGTGTCTGGACCATCGCCTGGGGCGGACCTTGGGCCGGAGCCATAGCCATCGCCGATATAACACATGTTTCAAATAACGGAACATCTGGAATCACTAATACCTGACGCAACAGTAGCTCTATCTGAAAATTGCGTGAAGTGAATTTTATCCCTTGGAATTCAATAATCGAAATAATCGTTTGTTCAGCCTTAATGTACTCAACCGGTGCTACCTTCTTATTTTCGTCAAATATCTTACATGCAAAGGGTTGAATATGTGTAAAAGTACGATTGGATTCTAGATTTACACGTAAAAGGAAATTGCCGGTTTTATATGCACGTAACGGCGATGTAAATGAGTTTTCGATATCTGTGTGATCTAACTCTTGTGTAAACCAGAGATGCCTCTTTTCGTAAAGTAAATCAACAGACCTTTTCTCTAAATTTGTTATCCATTCGGTGAATTCTGTATCTGTATCATTTGCCGTTAATAACAAATCGATATGCGCTTTTTTACCAGAAATAACAATACCTTGTTTTGATTGGGTCTTGGTCGTCTGGATATATAGAGGTTGTTTGCTGTCACAATACGAAAAACGCGTCATATACGACCCACCGGTAATATGCTGTGGATGTGTTAATTGTAAATTATCAAAACGAAATGAGTCGTTGGGATGAAATACATCCATTTAGAGCACTGCGTAATACGATGAAACGAATTAGTATGACGCAATAAAAATATTATGAAAAGAATACGAGCATTCACGCGGTTAATTTATGATGCATCGATGAATGGCATATGCCTAAATCAGAACACCCTTCGGTTGCAATAAGGTCCCCTAGATGATTTAGCAATAGTGGCGCGGTTTGTTCGGCTGCACCGAGGCATAACTGTTGGACGCTTGCTGGTAAAACCTCACATATTTTCTCTAAGTCGGTAGTCACGATGGAAATAACTTTAGGATTATGAAGTACGGTTTGATTCAAACCGTTGGCTAAAAGCAGGCATGCATCGCATTCAAGGGAGTTATTGGGGTTCCGCTGGGGGTTCCGCCCCCCTACGACGGGAGCTTCGCTCACTTCGATCGGTTTTGCCAGTAGAACGGGAGCTTCGCTCGATGATATCGTATCATTATTAGAAGGGGCGCGAATCGGATATGCGTCGGCTTTTCCAAATGGGAAAATAGGGACGTGAATGATAGATTCCGGAAGAACTAATAGTCCAAGAAGAAGAAATGGGAAAAGCTTCATCATATTATTTTATACATATAGGAAGTAAATTATTTCTATATATATTATATAACGTTTCATTATGCCTCGTAAAACTTCTTCTTCCAAAAAGCTTCGTTCTAGGCGCAAGTCCCAGTCCCAGTCCCAGTCCCAGTCCCAGTCCCAGTCCCAATCTCAGGGCCAGTCCCAGGACCAGTCACAAAACCAGTCCCAGTCGTATAACCAGTCTGGTGGTGATGCAACTACTCCCACTCCTGTAACTTCTCTCAACGGCGTTCCTCAAATCACTCCGGAAACTCTTCAGCAAGCCGGAAAAATGGCCCAACAGCTCTTGAATAACATGGCCACCCAAAATAATAACGCACAGGTTGGTGGTAGCGCATTACAAGGAACCGAAATTGCAGCTGCTGACGCCGGTCTTAAAGACGCTATGGCGGGTGGCGCAGTTGCCGGCGCAGTTGCCGGTGCTGAAGCTTACTCTTCTCTGAAAGGGACACCTCTTGTTGGTGGAAAGAAACGCCGTGGCCGCGGTCGCGGCTGTGCTAGTAAAGGCCAGTCCCAGTCCCAGTCCCAGAGCCAGAAGGGTGGTATGGTTCCAGGTTTGCTGACGGCTGTTGAAACCGCGCTCGTTCCTTTAGGACTTTACCTTGGCCAAAAGGCTCTTCAGTCCCGCAGGTC